GAAGGAGTTGCCGGACTACGCCAACCTCTTCAAGAGCAACGTGGTTTCTGGGATCGGCGCAAACAGTGCTACCGGTGGCCTTGCACCGGGTGCAGGTGGTCAACTTGATGTCCGGGCGATGACGCCCGCGCAGTACATGAAGGTCCGAAAAGAGCACCCCGAGCTTCTCGGCCTTGACCCTAAAAAGTCATAGTAACACCCACCTCTCTCCCGGGGGTTGTTGTCTTCAACCCATTTTGAAACTTCCGTTCTGGAGAAGAACACGATGAATTTTTACCTGTGTACTCCCGAAGTCGTTTGCTTCGCGAATGACAACGATGCCCTCGTTCCCGAGAAGTGGGCCTTTGAAGGCCTGGCTCAACTCGAAGAGCAGATGGTTGTGGCCAACCTGGTCCACCGTGACTTCGAGGACGAGATCGCCAAGTACGGCGATACCGTCAACGCTCACCGCCCCGGTGAGTTCAAGATTCGCCGGAAGACGGATGCGACCACGTCACTCGACAAGCAGGACGCCACCACGGCAAACGTGCCCGTCAAGCTGAACCAGTGGTTCTACAATGCGTTCGTCATCAAGGACGGCGAGCAGTCTAAGTCCTTCAAGGATTTGGTTGCCCTTCACCTGGTGCCTTCGATGCGGACGATCGCTCGCGCGGTGGATCGTGCTCTGCTGGGTCACATCCACAAGTTCCTCTCGATGGGAACGCCTTCCGGCCGTGTTGGCCGCTTGCAGAATCTCCCTTCAGCGACGAGCCACGAGACCGTGCTCGAAGCCCGCGAGATTCTCAACTCCAACAACGCCCCGCTGGATGAGGCTCGCAGCCTGATCCTTTCTTCGATGAGCGAGACCGCCTTGCTCAAGAACGATATGTTCCTGAAGGCCAATGAGCGCGGCGACGGTGGCCAAGCTCTGGAAGACGCCCGCCTGGGCCGAATCCTCGGCTTCAACACGTACCTGGCGCAGAACGTTCCCTATGCGAACGCTCTGAGCACGGACTACGTGGCCGGCACTGTCACCGGTGCCGAGGCCGCAGGCAAGACCGGCGAAATTACCGTCACCCTGGCAGGTGTCGCCAAGGTCGGCGAGTTCATCAACGTGGCCGGCAATGATCAGCCCACCTGGGCGACCGCTGTCACCGCGACCACGGCGACCACCGGCGTCACGCTGAACGAAGCCCTGAAGTACGCCACGGGTGCTGGTGCTGTCTTGACGCAGTACAAGGCAGCCACCGTGGTTGCCGGTCAGCTTGCCGGCTATGATGGTCAGATTGAGGTCAGCCACACCTCGGCCAAGGCCCCGCAGGTCGGTCAGTTGCTGGCTTTCGGTACGGGTGGCAGCCGCCACACGTACACCATCATCGAGGTGGACGTGGTCAGTGCGACCAACACCAAGGTGATGCTGGACCGTCCACTGGACTACGTCCTCACCACCAGTGACGACGCCTTCCCCGGCCCCGCCGGTTCGCTGAACTGGGCCATGCACCGTGAGTGTGTTGCTCTGGTCACCCGCCCGCTGGCCGTTCCCGCGAATGCGCTCGGCGTGTTGAGTGGCGTGGGTGCGTACAACGACATCGCGATGCGTGTCACGATGCAGTACGACATCGACGCTGGTGGGACCGTCGTGAATTGCGACATCCTGGCCGGCATCAAGGAACTCGACGCCAAATTGGCTGTCGCGCTTCTCGGCTAAACCGTGTCTTCAACAGGCTCGCCCGCCCGGGACAATCCGGGCGGGTGGCTTTTCTTTCGTTTAGCCAGGGAGATGACCAATGGAACTGTTTTGTGTGATTGATGCATTGGCCGATTTTGGATGGCTTATCAAGACTTACGGGCCACTCCTGTTTGCGGTCATTTTCTTCATCTGGCGCGACTACCGACGCGAAGACTCATTGACTTCGAGGATCAACCAACTAGAAGACGAACAGCGTGATATTATTCTGCCCCTTGTGAAGCAGACGACCGAGGTGATTGTTCGCAACACTGAGGTGATGCAGCAGAACACCAGAGTCATGGAACGGATCGAACACGCTTTCAACAAATAACAGGTGTGTCATGTCCGTGTTCAATGCAAAGTTAGTACGCATGGTCAAGCAGAATCTGTACTCCCTCAAGCGGCAGTACGGTGGGGCAGTGGTTCTTTGCTCCCTGCTTGATGCAGACACGGACTATCAGTTGGGTTCTAAGGTGGTGCAGTACACCACCTGCCATATCCGCAGGGCGATTGTCTTACCATCTCGGATCACTCGTGATGTTGTGTTGAGTGTGTCCCGCATCTCATCGAACAAACCACTCGCGTATGGAGGCGAGTTCAACGTCGGCGATCGTGGCTTCATCATTGATGGTGCTGATCTGCCTGCTGGACGGGAGGTAAAGAAGGACGATTGGATTACCTATCGGGGAGAACGCTATAGCGTGAAGACGGTCTTCAAGGTATGTGGAGACATCGGATGGATGGTCGTTGCCCGCAAGCATCCTGGAACAACGCTCACGTACCATGTGACGGCTAATAGTGCAATCAACCTCATCGCGGAGGCGTCACGATGAATGACAAATCCGTCTGGTGGTTTCTTCGCAGGAATCTCTATGACCTGAAACGCCAGCATGGTGCCTCCGTCGTTGTCTACAAACTCCTTGATGCTGAGACAGATTACACGACCGGTAAGAAGACGATCTCGCGAGAGCTTCACAAAGTTCGGCGAGCCATTATGTTGCCTGAAGAGGTGTCTCGCCAAGTCGAACAGGGGATCGCGCAGCTCTCGGCAAACAAGTTTTTTGCCTCCCAAGCTGGTTCCGATCAAGGTCGGGCTGTTTTCATCTTTGACGCGCGTGACCTTCCCGTGGGATTCCGGTTCGATTTGGATGACTTCGTTATTGTCGGGGGCGAATACTATCAAGTCACTGAGGTCGACGAGTACGAGTTGGACTCGGGGTGGCTGATCAAAACAAAGCAAACAGTCGGTGCTGATCTCCGTGTGATTCTTGACGTTGCCGCCGTGAATACGATCGCGTTGTCGCAAGGCACAGCCGTCGTGAAGGAGACACCCTAATGGCCGACATCAATCCAAACTGGCCCCGATGGATCGCCGCCTCCCTTGCCGTGTACTACAAAGCTGTCGCCGACGCCCTCAGCCTCCAGCTTCTTGTTGAAGGCATCGACGAACGCGAGTCGGAGAAGATGGAAGACGACCACGCAGAACTGCGTGTAAACGGTCCCTTCATCCGTCAACTGAGCGCCGGCTACTTTCAACTCAATGTTGATTCCAACATCCTCCTGACCAACCTTATGGGTGGTGAAGGGGAAAACACGTACAACCTGATGAATTGGGCCGGGGCCTTCCAACAAGCTGCTGAGAAGTCCATCCCCGTGTATCGCTACGGCCCCGATATTGGAGGAGTTGATGACGGCTCCTTGGTTGGATGTTTGTCTGTGAGGGGCCATAAGGAAGGTCCTGATCTTTTCCATTTTGGTCAAGTCAGCGTTGATGATCGTGTTCGACAAGCCGCCGTTGATACACAACATTGGATGTTCTTGACCGTGTCGGGGTAGGCGACCGCCTCCCCACTTCTTGAATACATGCTCCGCTACACGTGCGCACAAGCGGAGCTTCACTCATCTCTTGCATGCAAGGAGAAATCCAATATGGCACGTATTGAACTGAAGAACTGTGTCGTCCGATTCAAGGACGGTCTCAGTGGTGCCGCCGCGATCAATGAGCCGACCACGCCCCCCGTCGCGACCGACACGTCTTTCGATGTTGACACAACCGTCCTGAATACGTCTGACACCGACCTGATTCCGATCGGGGCTCGCTTTACCATCGCTGGTGAGACGGACGCCACGCAGGTCCATGTCGTGACGGAACGCACACCCCCCACTGCTGGCCCTACGACCAACATCGTATTTTCGCCCGCTCTTGGTGCCGGCACCTACATTGATGGTGGCGCGTTGACGTTCGTCAACCAGCAGATCGACATCAAGATCGGCGACGGGAACATCACCTACACCGAAAACAACAACTACGAGTACGAGACCGATCGCGGTCAACTCGACACGGTTCGGGAAGGTGACCAGGCTCCGATCGATGTGAACATCGACTTTGTCTACGAGTACATTACCACGGGCACCTCGGAAGCCATCACGCCGATGGATGCGATCAAAGCGAAGGGTGGAGCCGCCGAATGGGTCAGTGCTTCGTCTGACCTTTGTGAGCCTTATGCGATTGACATCGAGGTCGAGTACACCCCGCCGTGTGGTGGTTCCGAGATCGAGACCACAGTGTTTCCGGACTTCCGCCCGGACTCCAAGGAAGTTGACTTTGGTGAGGCGCAGGTTTCGGTCACCGGTCGTTGTAACGTGGTCGAGCCGATTGTGAATCGTACCCCTCAAACCTAATCCCCGGATCGGAACAACGAGCCAATGGCACGAATTGAACTGAAGAACTGTGTCGTCCGATTCAAGGACGGCTTTGGTGGGAGCGCAGCGGTCAACGACACGCCCGCGCAAGACGAGACCACCTTGGAAATCGATACACTGGCGGGGCTCCCAGACGCTATCACGTTGGTCCCCGTTGGTGCTCGCTTCATGGTTGTTGGTGATTCGGATACGACTTTCGTGGTCACCGACACCAATGACAATGAGCAACAGTCTGTCACGTTGACTGGCGCCACTGGGGGCAACTTCACGTTGACCTTTGATGGCCAGGTAACCGCTAGCATTCTCTATAACGCATCAGCTACCGATGTCAAGGATGCACTGGAACTTCTGTCCAACATCACCGCTGGTGATGTGGTTGTCACCGGATCAGCCGGTGGCCCTTGGCTGGTTGAATTCCAAGGCCAGTACGCCGATACGGACGTGGCGTTGATGGTTGCAACGGATGTCGACTTGACTGGCACCACCCCGCTTGTGGACTGTGTGCTGGTCAACGCTGGCGGCACAACGTGGGAGTTGACTTTCACCCCCGCGATCCAAGCCGGCAGTGTGCCGGCCAACGATGCGGTCATCACTTTCTACCCACAGCAGATCGACATTAAGATCGGCGACGGGAACATCACCTACACCGAAAACAACAACTACGAGTACGAGACCGATCGCGGTCAACTCGACACGGTTCGGGAAGGTGACCAGGCTCCGATCGATGTGAACATCGACTTTGTCTACGAGTACATTACCACGGGGACAAGTGAGGGCATCTCGCCGATGGATGCCATCAAGGGTAAGGGTGGAGCGGCACTCTGGTGTAGTTCATCCGCTGATCCGTGTGAGCCCTACGCGATCGACATTGAAGTTGAGTACACACCACCTTGTGGTGGTGCTCAGATCGAGACCACCATCTTTCCCGACTTCCGACCGGATTCCAAGGAAGTCGACTTTGGTGAAGCGTCCGTCTCTGTCACCGGACGTTGCAACGTGGTCGAGCCGGTTGTGAATCGTACCACTCAGTCGTAAGTTTGTCGTGAGTTTCCAGCCCAGGGAGGGCTACCCTCCCTGGGCTTTTCTTTCCTCTTGTCTCTTACGAGGGAGACTAACATGAAGATCGCTGGAGTTGACCCACAGACTTTACCCAAGGAAGAATTTCTTGTCTTGCCCCGTGGCGACAAAGAGATCGTCTTCCGTGCCAAGGGAGTGCCGGACTACAAAGAGTTCAACGCACTCTGCCCCGAGCCAAAGGCACCCGGCAAATTGGTCGCCGGTTCTGGCTGGGAACCCAATGAGAAGGACCCGGACTACAAGAAGCTGATGGCGTCCCATAACTCTAAGCGTATCGCCTGGATGGTGATCAAGTCACTTGAGCCAAGCAACATCGAATGGGACACCGTTGTCCCGGGGAAGCCCTCGACGTGGAACAACTGGGAAACGGATATGAAGGCGGCGGGCCTCAGCCAGGTGGAATGCAATCGTGTCACGCAACTCGTCTTCCAGGCAAACTGCCTTGATGAAGAACGGCTGAAGAAGGCACGCGAGGTTTTTCTTCTTGGTCAGGCGCCGGTACCAAGCGAATTCTCTGGCCAAAATACCGAACCGGAGAGTTCGCCATCTGGCGAGCCTGCGTCCGCGTAGGTGTACGTCCTCCCGGCGTACAACCCACTTGGGAAGAGAATGCCGTACCACTTCAAGCGTTGATCCTCGCATTTGATCAAACTGCTGAGCATGTTGAGGATGAAGAGACTGCACAGTTGGCCAAGGCGGGCATACCACGATTCTCGAAACGCTAGTGGAGGCTCCTGACCATGAAGTTCAAAGCCACACTCCGGTCGTTCAAGTTTGATCTGAAAGCCTACAAGGACAAGCTGCATGAGCAACTCTCGAAGGATATTTCTCATGCAGCTTTCCTGTGGCTGAATGCTGTTTTGATGCGAATCCCTGTTTGGAGCGGGGCATCCCATGCGACGTTTCTCCGACTGTCTCGGCAAGTTGGATACCAGTTGATGATTCAACCACGAGTAGTCAGCCGCATTTCTTATGGGCAGAGACAGGGTGATGGAGAAGTTGTGGCCGACCCTGCGAAGGGCCAGTACACATTTAACTACGAAACCACCCTCGCGCATCTTGTGCATAACGAGTTCAACAACGCCAACGTCACTCCTGACCCAACTCTCTTCTACCGCTTGATCCAACCCGGGCCGTATAGCTTTCAACAAGCTGGTCTCAAGGTGTTTCTGAAATACGCAAAAACGGTGAGGCTTCCCAGCCCCTGGCAGAGCCTCAAGGTCAAAACGCACAAGGTGTCCTAATGGCAGAAGACTCTCTGAAGCAGGAAATGGGGTTTGATGCGTCAAAGGCAATACAAACCTTGGAGAACCTCAACCGGGTCACGGACTCCTTCGAGAAAAATCTTGGCCGGGTGGTCCAAAGATTGAATGCCTTCAATCGGATGGGTAAACCGACTGCCGATATCCTGAAGAACATCGCTCGCGAAGGCAACAAGGCAGCAACCGCATTGAACAAATTGGCTGGCCTTCCAACTGGTGGGGTCAAAGTTGGTGCCGCGAAACCGGGTGATTCGTTCACAGGTATCGGCACGAGTGCCACTGAAGCAGCAAACAAGGTGAGTGCAGCGGCAGCAAAGATTGATTCAGCGGCCGAAACACACCTTCCAGCAGCCGCCGAATCGACCCGCAAGCTCACTGTTGATTTCAAGACGATGGTTCGCATCATCACAACACAGGCGATCGTCCGTGCGCTGAGCGCCATTCGTAGTCTTTTACAGGGTGCCGTGAGTGATGCGGTCCAGTTCCAGACCAGTGTGGCTGAAATCGGAACGATTGCCCCTACGGGCGATCTTGGTGATCTGGCCGCCCATGTGAGGGCGATCTCGGACGAGTTCAATACACCACTTGAAACAACGGCCAAGGGCTATTACCAGACGATCTCGAACCAGATCGGCCAGACGACGGAAGACTTCGACAAGTTCATGTCGGCTGCCGCAAAGTTCTCGAAGACCTCAGTCACCGACTTGGCGTCTGCGGGGAACTTGGGTTCTGGGGCTCTCAATGCCTACGGCAAGTCGCTCGCCGAGGCGGAAGATACCTTCGCCAAGTTTTTCGTGACGATCAAACAAGGCCGTGTGATCGGTTCGGAATTGGCGCAAGGCATGGGTTCTGTGCAGCCCATCGCGGAGAAGCTAGGCGTCGAGATGGAAGAGGTCAATGCTGCCTTGGCAGCGACCACGATTCAAGGTATTGCGGCCGACAAAGCGTTTACCCAACTCCGAGGTATCTTCACTTCATTCCTGAAGCCAACCCCGGAAATGACGGCAGCCCTCAAGAAAAAGAATTACGAATCAGGCCAGCAGATTTTGCAAGCCTACGATTTGCAGACGGCCTTGCGAATGGTTATTGACACAACGGATGGTTCAGCCGAAGCCATTGGTAAGCTCATTCCACGAATGCGCGGGTTGACTGGTGGTATCGCGCTCGTCAATGACGAGGCAGAGCACTTCACCAAGACCATGGATGCTCAGCAAAAGAACCTCCAAGAGATATACGACCGGGGATACAAATTGGTCATGGAGACTGATGCCCAGAAGGTCACGAAGGAACTGAACAAACTCAAGAATTACATGACGACTGAGTTTGGTGCTGCGGTTCTTCAAACGGCCGGCGAGATGCTGGACTGGGTTGGTGGTGCAGACGAGATGAAAAAGATTCTCGACACCATTGGACCCCAGCTTCCGACAATCGCATTGGGACTCACTGCACTCGGTGGCGCACTCGCAATCGTTGCCATAAAGTCCAGTCTCGCTACAAAGGGCTTGTCCGGCATGGTTGGACCTATGGGTATCATTGCCGCCATACCATTGGCAGCAGCCTTAGGTGACTACATCGGCAAGTCGGTGGTTGAATCTTGGGATGCTGAACAACGAGAGTTCGAGAAGTTCTTGGACAAGCAAACGGCAGCCAGGAAGGAAAAAGTCGCTGCGGAATTGGCAGTGGAGCGGCAGAAGGTTAAAGAACTTGAACAACTCTTCGCACGCGAATTCGCCAAGGTGCGGGGGCATTACTTCAAGATCGCCGACACCGCCGTGGATACTAACAAGACCATCCTTGGTGATATGAAATTTTTCGCGGAGGGTGTCATTCGCGAATCCCAGAAGATGGCAACGGCTTACAGGTCTGCCTTTGAGGGGATGCAGAAGGATGTGCTTGCTTCGGAAACACGGGTGTCCAAACTTCGTCTCTCACTGGACGACCGAGTCTTTGATAATCGCATCAAGAAGCAGAGCGACATCCACAAGGTCTATGCCTTGACACAGCGGGCATCTCAAACCGCTGCAAAGGCTGCTAGTCAAATGAGCAAGGCCCTCACGGAAGGGGACCGAGGTGACGCCACTGAGGAATTCAAACGGGCAGAGGCCTATGCCAAGCAAGCTGCAAAAATCGCTGAGGGCACGGACAACCGTGCTCTGGAAGCGAAAGTCCTCGCGACTATGGAGTCCCTCACGAAGAAGAATATCAGGGCCGAAGAGGCTTACCAGCAGACCGTGGCAAAGTCACAAGTTCAGATGGCGAAACGAGCCAAGACTGAAGAGAGACGTGTTGCTGATCTGAAAGAGAAGCAAAAGGAACTTCTTGAAGCCTTCAAACTCTATGATGAGGACTCTGGCGAACTTCTTAGCTTTGACGCAAGGTCTGCCAAACTCAAAGGCGCCCAAAAGACCTTGCACGAATTCATCACGCTGGCATCCAAAGGTGAACCTTTTGATGTTGGCCAGATGGTGGACTACGCCAGTCTTTCGACTCAGATGTCACAGGAGATGTCCAAGTTCCGAATTGAAGAACTCCTGGCTTCTGCTGATGCACTCATGGGGTTGAATACTCAGGTGCAGGATTCATTGAATAGGGCTAGGTTGGAAGTCCCCGGTATCAAAATGCTGGGGGAATTGACAGGCGAAGAAGTCACTGGACCTGTATCCCAGGGAGCAGCACTCGAGAAACTGTTGGATGAGTACGATTCGTTGTTTGTCAAGAGGAGTGCATTGCTTGAAGCAGAGAATGATGAGGTCACAGCCACTCTCAGGCTGAATACTGCATTAAAGCAAATCGGGGATTCTTATCGTGGTATTGGTGTTGGTACGGCCCAATTTATCACTACCATAAAAAGCCTCTTTTCGAGCACGGACTCTTCAGATTTGAAATTTTGGAAGGACATGGTGCCCGTCTTGGCCCTTTTGAATCGTGGTAGTGCGGATACCACTATTACGCTGAAGACTCTGGATGAGACCTTGGCCAAAGTTAAAGGCTCCGAACGGGGTCAAAGTATCGGAGCCAGCACCCTCACAGGGAATTTTAAGAGGGACGTGGATGAGGCTATCGCTGCTTGGAAGAAATTGATTGTGGCTCGTGAGGAGGCTGCAAGAGTCCAAAAGGAGCAGGGCGGCTATGACGCAATTCAGTCTAGGATTCAAGAGATTGAAGCCGCCAAAGCACTCTTGGAGCAACCGGCGATTGACGCCCAGGCGATGAACGTATCGGTTGGCTCTGCTGCTATGTCGATGGCGAATTCAGTAGCGAATGCTCAAGCGTTGGCTGCCAGTTGGAGTTCGATTGCCTCCAGTGCTCAGATCGCATCAATGGCTTCGTCTTCTATTGCATCACCAGCGATGGCGGCCCATGGAGGAATGATTCGTTACCTGGCTTCGGGCGGTCAAGCCCGTGGCACAGATCAAATACCGGCAATGCTCACGAAGGAAGAGTATGTTGTCAACGCAAAGTCAAGCCGACGCTTCTTTAGTCAGCTTTCAGCAATGAACGCCGGGATGCAACCGGTCTATCGTGAATCGGGCGGCACCGTGACGAACATCGGTGACGTGTCGATCAGCGTCACGGAAGCTCAGTCGGGCAAACAGACTGCCCGTGAAGTGATGAATGCCTTCCGACGTGAACAGCGTAGGGGCTCTGGACGCCTCTAATCTTGTGTCTTTTTGACAATCCGACAAAGGCCATTTCTCGGTGGCCTTTGTCATTTTTGGAACCTTTTCCTCCTGGAGAAACCATGAGAAGCCAACTCACTCTACGTCAGCAAGCCACTTGTGAGGTGATCCGCGCTGCTGACCAAACCCCCACTGCCCGTCCCGCCGGTGGCGAATCCAGACTCGGTCTTCGGGGCCGCTTCGTCGTTGAGCACTGGCGCAACGGCAAGCGGATCAACGAGTACCACTTCAGCAACGGCATCGTCAATGAGGGCAAAAACAAGCTCCTCGACGCGATGTTCCACGGCACCACCCAGATCAGTTCCTGGTGGTTGGGTCTGATCGACAACTCCGGCTACACGGCGTTGGCCGCGACGGACACCTACGATGACATCGATCAAGCTGGTAATGGCTGGGACGAGTTCAAGAACTTCACCGTCTCGGCCAGTACCGTGAACCGCGCAGTATGGGCGGAAGACGCTGCTTCGGGCCAGTCGATTACCAACTCCACCGTGGCTGTCTTCGACATCACCGGTTCGGGTACGGTCAAAGGCTTGTTCCTTGTTGGTGGTATTGCCAATTGCGTGCTCAAGGGCAACCATGAGACTGGTGGGACCCTCTGGGCGACCGCTCTGTTTGGTTCCGGCGACGTGGCCGTTCAGAATTCGGATCAACTCAAGGTCACGTACACCGTAAGCGCCTAACGATTCTCTCTCTCTCTCTCTCTCGTGGTGGCCGGGCTCGGGTTTGTCCGACCCGGCCATCTTTCATTCTGGAGGTTGCCATGGCTTTGTTATGGTTCGACGGCTTTGAAGGCTACGGCGATTCTGCTGATGAACGTGTCGAGAATGAAATGGCTCGTCGGTACACCACCAACAGCTATCTTGAGATCAAGAATGATGGCCGCTGGGGTAGTGGCTGGGCGATCCAACCTGAGTACCAGAACTGTGATTTTACGACTCCATCGCTCACAACCAATGCCACGATGATTGTCTGCTTTGCATTCAAGTGGCCCAGTGATGATACGTGGGATGATTCTTTCTGTAGAATGAAGAGTAGTGGTACAGATGGGATGTGTCTCTCGTGTTTGGCTGACGGCACGCTGGTCGTCAAGCGGGGGACCACAGAATTGGGCCGGTCTAATCTTAGTGTCATCAACTACAAACGTTGGCATTGGATTGAATTCAAAGTGGTGTGTGACAACACGGCGGGCTCGTATGAAGTCCGGGTGGATGGCAACACCGTGGTTTCAGACACAGGTGTCGACACGCAAGTTGGCGCGTCAGCTTACCATGACACTGTGGAACTGACCGGAATGAGTATCTCAACGGTCAAGACTCCACGATTCGATGATCTCATCATCATGGATGGTTCCGGTTCCAGCTACAACGACTTCATTGGACAACGAAAGGTTGAGGCAATTGTCCCCACGTCGGATACGGCCGATATCGATTGGACGACAAGTGGTGGAAGCACACACTATGTGCTTGTTGACGATCTTGATCCTGATGATGACACCAATTACGTCGAAGACACCGTCTCGGCAAACGAGGACATTTGGGGATACAGCGATCTTTCTGGAATCACCTCGGTTGATGCTCTTTGCCTACTCACGGATGTGCGAGTCACCGATGCAACTCCCTATGACTTGAAAACGATCGTCAAGTCAGGCGGGACGAAGTACCCCAGTAGCGCGGACACCATCAGCAGCACTTCGTATGCGATGAAGGATCGATTGATGGTCGTCGACCCTGACACTTCAACGGCATGGACAACCAGTGGCATTAACAGTGTCGAGATTGGCGTGGAGGTGGGATAATGGCACTCGTTTGGATAGACGGTTTCGATAAGTACGGTACAACCCCTGGGGCTCTTTGTTCCCCTACCGGCATAATGCGTACCCGATACCATCAACGGCAGGATCGTGCCTACACGTTTACTGGAAGATACGGCGGGATGGCTATTGGGGTCGCTTACGACAAGAACGCTTGGATTCAGACCCCTCATTTGACAACCAATAGCACGCTCATCATCGGCTTCTCGTTGTATGTTCCCTCGACGCATACTGCCCATGAGATGTTTCAACTGAGATCGGAGACCAATTACTATGATATCAATGACGGTGGTATCTCGGTGTGGATCAATGCCGACGAATCTTTGACAATCAAACGTGGGACCACCACACTTGGTACGTCGGCAGCCTTGGTGATTACTGAGAATTCTTGGCACTCCTTTGAATTGAAGTTGGTGACTAACGACTCGACCGGGTCGTATGAAATCCGCATCGACGACACCGATGTGCTTTCGGACAGTGGCGTTGACACACGGCAGGGGAGTGATGACTACCACAGTGTAGTCCGCTTCACTGGCGGGGGCGGGACGGTGGCAGCCTATGTTTGTCGGTTTGATGACTTCTGGGTATGCGACGGGACTGGAAGTGTCAACAACGATTTTCTTGGTTCCGAGATGCGGGTCGCCACGATCAGTCCGAATGCTGACGGCGACGATTCTGATTGGGATGAGGTGCCCCCTGGCAATCACTACTCTTCGGTCAATGAGGCGGAGCAAGATGACACGAAGTACATTGAAGACGCTGCGGTGACGCATCTTGATCTGTTTGCATACGAGAGCATGCCGAGTGTGGGAGCAATCAAAGGAGTCCTCGCAGTAACCGAGTGCAAGTCTACGGAACCAGATGAATGGACTCTGAAGTCGGTGGTGAAACATAGTACCACCGAGGATGCTGATTCTGGGCAAGTCGTTGGCACTGATGATTGGAAATGTCTCTGTCGAATGATGGAGGAGAATCCCGTCACCGCAACCGCCTGGACTGAATCCGACATCAACAATCTTCAAGCTGGTGTAGAGGTAGGCTGATGACACTCAGGGTAACACGACAATTTGGCGAAGTCCTGGGAACAGGCGACGGCAAGGCACGGGTTGCCCGTCAATATCTGGAAGTGCTTGCGGGTCCACCGCCGATTTATGAAAGGTCGGCCACGTCTACGCTGGCACTCACACAGGATGCTTATTCCTCGCTCAAAGCATGTTCAGCGACTTCAACCATCGTCCTGACTCAGGCTGCATCGTATGATTGCGTGTGGAATCGATCCGCCGAGAGTACGATTGCACTTGCTCACCTTGCCACATACGTTGGGCCTAAGTGGCTCTATGCTAATTCAGCGATCCTCCTGGACCATGGGGCGTATGTCCCTGAGGTATTTGAGGCCTATGCTTCGTCACAGATTACGCTGAGTCAGAGTACCTCGCAGGGTGGTACAAAGCGTCTTGAAGCCGAGTCAACGATTGTCTTTGCGCAAGTTGCGGACAACATCATCAAGATACGTGATGCGACTTCGCAAATCGTCTTGATGCATTCGGCGACGGTCGAGAAGATTCTGACGGCCCATAGCCATATCAACTTGACTCAAGAGGCTTCGATCGATTCGATCTCAGTGTCGGCCGAGAGTCAGTTGAACCTGACTCAGGGCGCCCGGTTCCAACCGTTCCCGCAATCTGTGATGAGTCAGTTGAACCTGACTCAAAGTGTCTGGCAAAATATCAAGTCTGTCAGCGCCAGTTCGTACATTGAACTGAGCCAGTCCGAAAGTGTCCAGAAGCCCATCCGGGCATCTGGCGTCAGCGCGATCTCAGAACAGACCTGGGTCCTTGACGAAGATACTGGTGAAACCAACTGGGAGGATGTTGGACTTCGACATTCTGCTGAAGTCACGCATATAGGTGGCCAGTCCGCCGCGAACATCATTTCGTTCAATTGCGTTGTTGGGCTGACTCATGTCAAAGCCTCTGGCACATCGGTCTCGGCGTCCTCGTCGCTCAGTCTGACACATTCGGCGGTCACGAATGAGACCGGTGATGCGGCGAGTATCATCAACCTCAGCCAAGCGGCCGAAGGCTGGGCGGGCCGCCCTGGCAATTCGCAACTCGCACTGACGCATGAGGCCTCGGTCACCGTCGTCCAGTCCTACACAGCGACGAATACGATAGACCTGAAGCAGGCAGCCGCCTACACCCTGATCGTTGCTGGCACACCATACCAGTATTCGCCCTTTGTGGGCGAATCGACCGACTCGGATGCACCAACGCCCCCACCTACGACCCTCCAGGGCCCGATGGCCGGCATCCAGGTGCCGTTCCAGTTGGTCTATCCGTCGACTGGCACAGTGACGGACTCACTCTCCCTGGAGACGCCAAACCTCGGCAACCTGGATCGGTTGTCCTTCAACCGTGTCATGCGTGAAACCCGTGGTGGCACCTTGGTGGTCTATGCCGATCCGGTTTGGCCAAAGGTTCAAACCTTGGTCCTTTCATTCTCGAATCTGAAAAGCGTTGAAGCCCAAGGCCTCTTGACGTTCATGGATGATCATCTGGGTAAAGAGATTGGGCTAATCGATTGGGAGCATCGATACTGGCGAGGTGTCATCACGTCACCTGATGGGGCTGTCGTGGAAGACGCCTTTGATACGTTCACGGCGAGCTTCGAGTTCCAAGGCGAACTGGACCCAACGTGGAATCCGCAAGTGGTGCCGCCTTCATTGCGTTACTCAGCGATTCGATCCGAACAAGAAATGGGATACTACGTGCCGAACGAACCTCAGTTGCCAACAGTATCTGAGATTGAATACCAATCGGCGGAAGCTGATTCGACAATCAAGATCGGTTACCCGATCTATCTCAAAGCAAATGGCCATCTTGATCCGGCCCAAGCGAACGCCGCTGGACCAACTCAAGTCGCTGGCTTGTCGCTTTCGGACACGACCGCTGGATTCGCTTGCACATACATCACGGAAGGCACCGTCGAGCGTACTGACTGGACTGAGGTGGCTGGGTCAGCTTTGCTGGTCCCCGGCAACACTTACTTCCTGAGTCCAATGACCGCTGGGCAAATCACCAATGTGGCTCCAACCACAACGGGACAGTATGTGGTTCGTGTTGGTCGTGCGGTCACCACAACCAAACTCGATGTTGAAATTGAACTACCTATTCTTCTGTAAAGGAGCCACTTGTGGCACTTAGAAAACCTTTGGTCATTATCAGTGGTCAAGTCCAACAACTACCTTCGGGGGACACACTTGATGCGTCCACAGCCGAAGTGGATGTCGTGACGTTGACCAACGGGAATGCTTCTCCTATCGTCATCGGAAGCCCGGTCTACTCAGATGCAGCCGGCAGTGTCGATCTGGCACAGGCCAATGCTTCGGGGACTGTTGAAGTTCTCGGATTCGTCAAGGATACTTCGATCAGCGCGTCGGCCTCGGGGTCGATTCAAACCGATGGCATCCTGGCGGCTACGACCGGCCAGTGGGACATTGTTACCGGGGACACCGGTGGCCTGGTTGCCGGGACAGTCTATTACTTAGACCCGACGACGGCCGGAAAACTCACGGCGACAGCCCCGACCACTACGTCTCAGTATGTCGTGCGTGTTGGCAAGGCTATCAGCACCACGGAAATGGAAATCTCGATCGAGCCTCCGATTCTCTTGTAAGTGTTGGTGACTCATGGAGGCGGAAACAGACTATCTATTCTTCTGTGAAGGGGTATCCCCGTGGCACTTAGAGCACCTTTGGTGATAGTTGATGGGCGGGTCCAGCAATTGCAGGTTGGGGATACCCTTAGTGACGTACAGCCCCTTGATGCGGACCTGACGGCGATTGCCGCGCTATCTGATACCGGCGGATGGGCTAAGCGTACCGGCGCGGATACTTGGGCGATTAGTACACCGACTGCTGCGGACGTTAGTGCAGACCCGGCAGGCACGGCAGCCGCTGCTGTTGCAACGCATGAGAGCACGTATAGCCACGCGAACTACAACACTGCCTATGGCTGGGGCGATCACGCAAGTGGCGGATACCTGAAGGCTGACGGTACAGTTCCGCTCACCGGAGATTGGACTACAGGGATATTCAGTATTGTTGGTAGTGACCATTGGTACTTGCGTGCAGATAGCATGAAGCTATTCTTCGGTGCAGGCGACGATTGCTCTGTTATGTACAACGGCACAAACATGGTGTTCAACTCTCAGGAAGTTGGGACTGGTGGATTCTATTTTGCCAACGGAACGATAGGGATTGGAACAGTTCCACTTGCGAGAATTGGATTGAATGTCAACGCTGTCTCAGTCGACACGGCCAGTTCGATCTTTGGACTTGCATCAACGATCACATACGGAGCCGCAGCAAGCGGAAATACTGCTGAATCAATTTACGGATTGCAATGCTCTGCGAAAACTGGCGCTGCCTACGATGGGAATGTAACTGGTGTCGTTATGGGCGCGGAGTTCATAGCAAATCATTATGGAACCGGAACATTGTCTGCTGTGGATGGTGGACGTTTTCGTATTGTTCTTCGAGCGGATGCCGGGGATATCGTAGACGCCGTGAGCGGGCGCTTCAACATAGAAAACCTCAGTATCACTGGGGCTACCATCACAAACGCCTACGGACTCTACGTTGATGACATTACGGCCGGGTCGACTCTCAATTACGCAATCTACACAAACGCTGGAGAGGTACGGCTTGGCGGTAACGTGACGATGCAAGAGAGCCTTTACTTCATCGACAATAAGTATGCGTACTTCGGGACTGGAAATGATGCGCAAATTTATTACAGTGGCGTTGATTTGGTGATAAAACCCAGGCTCGTTGGAAACGGTGCTCTTGTAGTGAACTCTGCCGGTGGGCTTGTTTACCCAATAGTCAACGTCTACTGTCCGGCCGATCATGCACTCTTGAGAATTACAAGCGGAGGGATAGGAAAGCAAGCTAACATACATTTTGTTGTGTCTGGTCAGGGTTGGTACTTTGGATGCAATCAAAGTACGCTCTCTTGGAATTTGTACGACGCGACACATACTACAATGGCTGTTCGGGTTTTCCCGAAGATTGGCGCGGCTCCCCCGTACATGGAACTACCAAACGATAACGCTCAAATTTTCTGGGGCGCTGCACTCGACTGTTCTATCATGTACGATGGAACGAACATGATAGTGAATCCGGCTAACGTCGGAACTGGCATCCTAGATGTTCTTGGCGTAATACAAACCGATGGATACAACTCAGCGGACGGCACAGCGGGTGCCACGGCTGGCGTTGCGGTAGCTAAGGTTGGCGGCGGAACAAGGACACTCACTTTCAAGAATGGTCTCTACATTAGTTACGCGGATTCATAAGGGTAATCGCTTTGTTCTGACGGCTTGGCTACCGGATTGTGTTTCTCGTTTCCTTTAGAAGAGAGGTTGATGATGTTGCTGGGACAGATTTTTCAAAGTATCGAAGCATGGCGTAAGCTGTCTTCTGTCAACATGAAGCCGAGCATCGCGTATGCGATTCTCAAGTACACAAAGTTGGTTTTTGACGAACACGCGATCGTTGAGAAGCAGCGAGTGGCACTCCTGCGCGAGGTCACCGGGACCAAGGACGGGGAGATCGCAAAGATTGAACCGGACTCCCCTAAATTCGGGGAGTTTGTCACGAAGCTCAACGAGATCATGTCACAGGAGTCGTCGCTAGAGGAGATTGATCTCGACCTCAGTCAAGTTGTCGTTGCCTTGGACGGTAAGGATGATGCGCTGTCAGTTTCCGACCTAGCGATGTTGGAACCGTTCTTCTTGTCTACTGACGTGGGCCCGATTACATAGGGCGTAAGTAACGGAGATAATATCGTCATGTTCACGTTCCAAGCCC